CCACTAGTTTCTATTTCAAGATCTGAAAACTTAGATCTCCACCAACCAACATATCCATAACGTCTAAGTATATGATCAGATATGAATCCTGGTATGTCTGGTAAATCCATAGTGTTCATAATCAAAAAATTCAGTGAATAATTCTGCCACTATATATTGCATAGCTTTTTTCTGAGACCGGAACTTAATCTCACTATATGGTGTATTAAATTCATTAACTTCATAATAAGCAGTATCACCCCTGTTATTTGTAACAGGAGTAATACTATACTTACCATATATGTCTGCAATTACATAATGGAGTTTTGGATTTCCATATACATAATGATACTCAAACATTGCATTACTTGCTGGCATTTCTCAGTCTTGGTAGTTGGTTTGGATCCTTGTCTAAACTTAAAAAGTTTTTAGGAAGGATACCTTCAGCCATAAAGATAGTGATAATTTGTTCTTTATTTATACCTAAATCTTTAAAAGTTAAAGTATTCTTGAACTTGTCATCAGTCTCAGTATCAGCTAGTAACAACTTTGTAAGTGGACTTTTGGGAAACAAAGTCTTGAATATAAAATTGCTGTATTGTATAGTAACTTGTTGTTTAAACTTATTAAGTACAACTTGTGCTCTCTTATAAACATTAACTATTCTTTGTTTCTTCTTACTGCATGTAGCAGCAAGTTCTTCTTGACTAAGAGCATCTAGACCATATAATGCTCTTTTGTATAAATAATTCTGGTATTGTGAATACCCATCAGTTTCATACTGCATATACATTTTACCTGCAGATAACTGATAATTTTTTACATCTTGTTTTAGCTTTTCCATTTTGTTATACATTTAAATCATAAATAAAAAGAGAGGGACATTATTGTCCCCCTCTATATATACATTACTGTTTACTAATATTAGATCTCAAAATCTTTATTTGGTGTAACAGCACTTGTTTTTGGTGCATTATAAGCTGCACGCAATTCATCTACATTGTCATGTTTGATTAACTCATCAGAAACATTGCTAACTAAGCTAAACTTAGTTCTACGGTAAATTGGCATACCACCTAAACGGCAAACAATACCAGTTTCACCAGCTACTTTAAGATCCCGCTCAGGTGTTTTGTTATTAAATGGTGTTAATGATTCTTCAATCACAATTTTACCATCTAATTGCTGACCAGCATAAAAATTAGAATCTTGTAATTCTTGTATTGTACCAGGTATTAATGCAGTTACAGGTTTTCTACGCAAGAAACCATTGTCATCAATAACAGTTCTGATCTGTTGGATTTTTACATATCCATACTCAGGATTACCAGTTGATACATTTACAACAAGATTTGTTGTTTCATCTTTTAATACAACTACTTTAGAGTCCATAACATTAAGTTTTAGAAAAAATTAATAAATAAATAATTGATTGTTTGAGTAGATTATACTATATCATTAGTTACTCTTCTAAGTGATAAGTGATAGTAATAAATACTATATATCCAGGTTGTCCGTTAAATCTATAATGTCATCAAATGGTAGATCATCACATATTTTTTCATCAGCTTCATCATCCGGCAAATAATCAAAGTCATAATACTTTTCTTTTTTGTTCTCTAGAACTGCGGAATCTGCAAAGGGATCAATCATATGGTCTCCAGCATCTTTAGACATTAAATATTGTATGTCATCATCAGTTAAATCAAGAAATTGATCTATAGTTAGATATATTACTTTCCCATTTGGGAGCTGATAGTACATACTTAAATTCATAAAGTTTAGTAAATGTAAACTATTCTTAAGAATAGTAATTATCTGAACTTACAAATTATTGTACTATATAGCTAAACAATGAAAAGGGGGTATTGCTACCCCCATATCATTTGGTCAGGAAAAGCATATCCACAGATATACTATCTTAAAATTCTTCCATGATTTGTAATGTATCAGCCATCAGGTAACTACTAAATGTCTTTTGTATACCTTTATCATCAATACCAAGAGATTCAACTTCATAATGTTTCCAATCATGAAATCCTCTAAACTCTTTAATTGTACAAGCAATCATACCATTATTGTCAGATAAATCAGACTCTATTGTTTTAGGTTTATTTATCTCATAGCTTAGATTGTTAACATGAGTAAGACATATAGTACCTACAGGAATTATATCCGGTAACTTTCTGCCTAGTATTAGTTTAAACAACCATTTACTACAATCAGAACTACTACCAATAAACGGAGTCAATAACTTAGTTATCTCTTCTGCATTTGGATGATTAATCATTGATTTAAGAGTATTATACAAATCAGTTTCATCAAACTCTAGGTGTATTTTCATGCTCATAACTAATCATTTAATCTTCTGAAGTCTCTTATTTTAGCTAAGAGATCTTCATTGTAGTGAGTAAAGAAACCTTTATCTATAATCCGGTAATTAATTTTCTCAATCTTAACTATAGGATATGTAGTCTTTTTAACACCAATAGGTATTAATTGACCTGATTCATCTCTAATATCAGCATTAAGATCAAATCCTAATACTGAAGTAATTAGTTCTCTATCCATTGTTAAATATGTTTTTGATTAAGTCATCTAACCTATTCTTAGCATTAAGCCTGTCAATTACTTTATGTAATACCATAGTTGCAAACACAATCTCATTGGTATGTACACAACCTTTGACCAAATTATCAAGACATTTGTATAATAACTCATTGTTTTGATATGAATCAATGCATAGTTTTGTTAACTCCTTTGCTCTATCCTCTGTAATACCTAGATTCTGATGTAATTGTTCACCTTCTTCATCAATAATACATAGTTTAAACTTGCTATCCTGTGGATAAGACTTCTTCTTTTTCTTGAACATTTTTCCTAACCAGTTCATAATCATAAATTTAAATTAAACAATAAAAAATGCTTGTCTTTCCAAGCTGTCAGAGGGTTGAAGTAAGTCACTCCCACAATAGCATTTTTTTTTGTAGTTAGAGCAGGACTTGAACCTGCATGGTGGGTATTTTTCTTGATTGCAGAAGGACTCATGTGCACTAATCCCCTATGCGTGGAACTACCCCATGTTTGCAAATCATGTTTTAACCTTAAAACCAACAAGTATGCGTCTACCAATTCCGCCATCTAACTATTTTTTAAAAAAGACAGACTATTACACCTTTTGTCTGTCTACTGCGGTTGGAGGTGTACGCAATTATAATAAATACTTAACTGTCATAGCATAGCCAAATAGACCGGTAGCTGCACCACAAAATGCTATTAATGTTACTGTCATAGCATTAATTGTTTTGTCTTGCATCAACTTGTCTAATTGTTCTTCTATAACTACTATCTGATACTCTGCTTCTGATAGTATTTGATACTTTAAATCTGCAGGAACATCACCTAATTGTATTTCATCTCTAAGGTTGTTCCAAAAATCTAGCTTTTCCTGTAGCTCTTTAATCATAGCTGTTTTCTTTAAAAAATTCATAAATAATATCTTCTTTTTTAATAATTTCAATATAATCCTTGTTTAATTCTAACAAGCTTTTTTTGCTTTTTTTAAAATCAACTGGTTTATTTAAAATCATAGCATTTCTAACAAAATCATCTACTGAATAATTATAAAATCCACCAAACCTGTCAGTGTTTTTAATAATAAATTTAAGCAAGTGATTACAGTCTTTTGCAGCTATAAAATAGTCTGTAAAGGTTTTTGGTGAATTACTATTTTTAGTAAATGTTTTAATATATAAATCAATATCAATATCTCTATTTTTGTATGATGATGATTTTATATAAGCTTCACAGATTTCTTTTACATTAGTTACTTTACCCTTGATAATATTATTAAAAATAGTATTGTTTATAATACTACATAAATTCAATGGTACCTTTTTAATCCAATTACAGCCTAAATGGTTATATATATCACTTAGCATATCATTAGATAAACTATAATACTTTTCACCAAACCATACCTTAACACTTTTAGTTTTTTTAGTATAAGTTACACCCTGTGTATTTTTATGATAAAAAAATAACTTGTTATTGTAATATTTTGGAGTTTTATTAGTAACTGCCCAATAGATATGTGTGTCAGTTTCTTTTCTTGTAATATACTGAAAACCATGCATCTTTTGACCATAAAACATTCTACGTTGTCTATCTTCTGATAGTTCAAAAACAGACTTGTAATATCTAAGATATTGATCTTCTCCTGTAATAAATGTTACATTTTCCATGTTAATGCTTTTTCTGAATTGTTGTATACAATGTTTAGTCACCAAGTGACAGAAATATATAGCTAAAGCTAAATTCAAATACTAAGTCAAAGACCTTCTCTTCATACAAAGGCAAATACAAATACTAAGTCTCATTATTGTTAGCCAATTGCATATCTAATGCAGTAACCTGTCTAACAGATGAGTTCTATCTCAGTTTTTATAGTTTGAAGAGAAGCGGTGAATTAATTAGTAAATTAATTTTTCTTGTAAGTGGTACAACAAACCACGTGCTATGTTAAAAATTCCTGTCACTAGGCACAAAGAGTAAGAGAATCAGCTTGTGCCTATCTCTTACTCACCTAATCAGAGTTCCTAGTTCTCTGGTGTAATGAACATGTCAATTACATGCTGAAACCTAGGATCAACATTGATTCTCAATGCTGCAGTTTCTTTAATCAACCATTCACGGTTGCTATTAAATTCCATAGTCAGTCTAAGCATTTCACCCTGATATGCTTCATAAGCAATCTGATATTGTTCCATTAACTGTTTTTCAAGTTTTAAGAACTCAGCAGCTTTATCAGCATTCACTTTCTGAATACGTGCATTCTCATCACTAACCAAGTTTTTAACTTTAGCTTTGTAATAGTTTACACGTTGCTCATACTTACGGTGACCTTCTGCAATATCTTCATGAATACCCAATAGAGCAGCAGATACATGGTGTTTGGTAACTTTGACCGGAGTCTTTTTACCTTCTTCCACTTCAAACCACTCAATACTTGGAGTATTAGGCAGATCCTTTCTCAATTGAGACAGTTTACCATTCTTATGAATGAACTGACCCAAATGAGCAGCCATTGCTTCAGCTTGTAAATACTCAGAATACTCTGCATCAGTTAGCTGAGACCATCCCCAAGATTCTGATACATCATAAAGAATATCATAATCAGGAACTATAGGTTTCTCAGGTGCAACAAGATGAGAGAAATCAGGTCTTGTATCTCTTAATCTTTCTATCTCAGCTTCTTTACCTTTGATAGCTTCCATTAAGAATGCTTGACATGCATGTAGATCACCTTTGTTTTTCAATTTATCAAGAATATCACCTGGTACAGGCATACCTTCTTGAAGACTATAATTTTGTCCACCTACATTAATGGACTTACTACAGTTGTTATAAGAGTCTAACTCTCTTTGAATTTCCTGTGCATTTTGGTTACACAAGTTGCTAATACTTTGTGCTTGTGACATAGACAAGCCATTTTTTGCTAAGTTTCTCATTGTTTTTCTTTTTTAGAGTTTATTATTAAATTGATTTTTAAGTATATGAGCAGTTTATAGTCATACTCAGGACATTCAGTTAGAATGGAAGATCATCAAATTGTAATTCCAATTCATTATCCCATTGTCTTCCTGCAAAAGAATGAATATTCTTTCCCGGGAATAGGTTCAATGCACACTTCATAGCAATGGCATCATCATATACCCCATAGTCACCTGACTTGTAGTATAGAACAACATCATTCTCAAAGATTTTAATCCAACCACCATTGATTGTACCATAAGGATCAGCTTGAAAAATACTACTGATATCACTATGATAATTTGATACAAATCCATATGGATCCCAACAAAGTCTGTATGATTCCTCATCCCAATCTTGTTGTATAATGAACTTGATACCTTTACGGTTAGTAAAATTGGAGAAATCAAGATTTTGAGAATATACTTCATGAGCAATCTTTCTCATTTTATTGTTCAATTCATAATTCTTATCAGATTCTTGTCTCCACCATTTTTCATAATCTTCTTTGGTAGCTAAGATATCTTCAGGATAATCATTATCTTCTTCTTCTTCAACAACAACAGTTTCTGTAGATGAAGCTTTGACAGCTTTATCAATCATATCTATTCTTGCTGCAAGAGATAGTATTTCATTTTCTTGCTCAAATTGAAGTTTATATTTTTCAGGTTGAACAACAGATAAAAATGTATCCATCTTTTCTTTGCTAATATTAAAGTTCCAATTACCACCGGCAAATGACTTAAAGTCACTAGTTGGTACTTGAAATAAGCTATGCTTGGTAGAACAAGTGATTGTTTCTCTACCATAGTTCTCTACTTCATAGAGACCTTGTCTTGAATGTAGGTGAATTTTCATTTTAAGTTTATTTTTTAAGTGATTAATTAAGTTTCCAATAATTTGATTTAATATCTATAAGCATATGGTCTTGACTGTGCTTTGCGGACAGATCTATCCACATGGTATTTTCTACCATTTCCGTGACAAGTCTTATTTGCAGCACAAGATGTTAACCATAGTGCAAACATTATACACATTCCGACTAACATTCCTTTGATTACAATAATTACATTTTTCATATTAAGGGTTTAAGGGATTACTAAATAAAGTTTTTATAAATTAAAAAACACAGGCAAACCTTACTACAAAGCCTGTGAATGCACCTTTGAAAAACCAAGGATAAACTGTATGCAAGCAGTGACAGAGGTGCTTTTATGCTGGAGTGATTAAGTCCTTTTAGTTGGCATTAGCAACGGAGCGGGCACCTTAAAGGTGTTATTCCTCTACCCATTTAGTTAGCCATTTATGGGTATCACCCTGCTAACAGAAAATATTAATTAAGATCCTAATCTAATAGACTAGGATCATCTTCTCCTCTAAGAGCATAGTTAGTTCTTTCATAGAAATCACCATAAGACTCTTCTCTACTGTAGAATTCATCACGGGCAGTATCCTCTTGATCATCAAGATCACTTAACTGATCTTTATATCCTTGCAGTTCTGCTTTAAGTGATTCTATTAATTCTATTTGATCTTCTCTCCACCATCTATACTCAAGTGCTTCTTGATAGCTATCTGTTAAATCTTCACAGTCAGATATTGTTGCAGAAACATTAGGAGTATTATATAAATCATACTCTGCTTGTTCAAGTTCATAAGAAGTTTCAAGAACAAGTTTAAATAAATCATCTTTTGTCATAAGTTTATGTTTAAGTGAATAAATAAAGTTTCTATAAGTTAATTACCCCTCTGCACTCAGTTGTAACATTAATCTTTAACCACTATTGATAAGTTGGGTCAAGAAACCATAATTTGTATATATGGTGTTACAACTGCTCACCCTTGGGAAGTGAGATTGGTGCATTACAGGATCTTCGTTGATTATATTATCTGTGCACAAATAATATATCCATTGCATTGCTTAGAGTGCTACTACCTACTGATCCGGTTTTAGTGCACTGTTCTCCCTCTGTACTCTACTTATTTTGCAAAATTAGTAGTCTCACCTTGGGAATGAGAAATGGTACATTAATAACTACAGTATAAAGTCATAAAATCCCCAGGTATAAATACCGTAGATTCCAAATGCCTAACTCCTGTAGATGTGGCTCATTATGCTTTCATGAGTTGTTCCACGTTACGTTTGATTGTACTCTCACAAGGTTGCAATCCTTAAATTATACAAGCTTTAGGAATAAGTTCCGACTTTAGTGCAATGTATAAGTCCACATTATTTAAAGAGGTGTACCTGCTTGGATGAGAGTAATGAGCAGTTTTTATTCATGCTCAGGAAAGTTCATTAATACAAATGATCAAAATCAGGTGGAGTAATACAAGTAGTACTCTCAAGTAATAATGAATCCCGGATCATCATCAGATCATCTTCTTTAAGAAGATTAAGAGCATCATAATATTTTTGCTCTAATTCTCTTGTGCTTAATAATGTGTTAAGCTCTTTAATTTGGTCAATCAATTGTTTTGCAATCATAACTTTAGTGTATTAGTGAATAATAAATTTACAAATCTTCATTGTACTCAAAATCCCCGGACTGAATGTACTCTAGTATCTCTGCTTTAGTAGCATAGTCTACTACCTTTCCATCTTCAAAGAATAGTGCATACTGTTTTCTTCCATCCATTGTTTGTTGATACTTAACTTGACCAGTTAGCATCAACCAAATAAATACTGCTTTAGCAATCATAATTTCTAATGTTTTTAAATTTGAGGACTTGCCTGTGCTAGGTACACAGGTCTTGATCATAGTTAGTAAACATATTGATATTGATTCATCATCAATATCTAAATAATAGACAAATGTGATACAGTATCCTACACTGCATTTAGACCGCTGAGTCTTCATTTGAATTAAACTGAATTCCACTTCAGTCAGCTATATTCTCCCAAGTGGAATCTTTGTGGAGGAGAATAGATAAATACAATCATAGCACTAGTCCAGTCACCTACTAAGGGCTCTGCTATACTAACGGATGAAATAGTTTAAATTAAACTCACATAGCTTTATCAATACTATGTGTAAATTACCTGATTTTAAAGTCTGCACTAACTTTGGATTATAAATGACTGCATAGAAGATTCTTCATCTAACATATCTTCTTCATTTACTTAGCACTATGTATATATTTGCAGAATATACATAGAACCCAATAGTAGCCCCACAGGTTTGTCACTGTTTGCTAACAGTAATACATGCAGGTCTTTCACCTGCTCAGGATATTATCCTCAATAAATACAATTCCGGAAGCCTTTACTGTCCAACACTAATACTAACTAATAATAATAGTAGTAGTAATAAGTATAGATATGTAATAGAGTGTGTAATACTTATGCTGTGATTAGCCATATACTAATATAAGTATAGGTTAAATGCTTATTATAGCTTGTGTTCAGAGGGTATGATTATGGTGAGTGATTGATTCTCACCACCTTAATAACACCTTCTTTCACACAAAATATATAGTACATTCTATACATATATGTAAATTAAGTATCAGTCTACTCCACGTTGAGTATGCACATTATGTATATTAAATATATATATTAATATAATAAAGCATATTAGTATATTGAGTATTATAACTGTACAATCTCAACCTACAACCGTGCGTGGATAAAAGCCTATTCAAATAAAGGGTTGGAAAAAAAGGACAGTAAGAAAAAAAACACCCACAAGACGTTAGTCTTGCAGGTGTTTTCTGATGATTGATTAATCTTCTGAAGTTTCTTCAGTAGATTCTTCAATCTCAGCATCAAAGTCTGCTGACTCTGATGCAGCTTCAGCTGTTTCAGTGGCAACAGTACTTTGTTGAGCAATGGAAATGCGTGGTGCTCCCCGGAGCTCCACCGCTTCCATGCGGATTATCTCCTGTGCCAAATCAGCTTGCAGACGCTTTTTAGCGGTTGCAACAGATGCATTGGCATCTTGGAGATAACTGAAGTCTACATAATATCTATCTAACTCTTCAGAGAAGATGATATTGTAGACTCTAGACCGGTCAATGGGAGCATCTGCGAAGATGATCGCGTTACCTGTCTTCTCATCCACACCATAAGAACCTTGAAAGGCCTTATAGGCTTCAAGTTCTTTGGTTGGTCCATTTACCGTGTAAATGGCTCTACGTTCACCACTAGCCTTGCTAGTGAAAGAACGTGTAAACTTAGCTGTTAAGCTCATACAAATAAATTAAATTGGTTATCCAATTGAATTTAGGGTTGGACAGGAAGAGGATAGTTGGAAGAAGGAAAAGGATATTTTTTACATAGTAAAAAATGTTTTTGGCCAGCATATACAGGCAAAGGGCTCACAAAAGCATGGGGGGTACCACCATGCGGCTGAGGCCCGGGGGCCTGTTTGATGGGGCTCCACCTCAATCTCTCACATAGTAATTTTATTTTACCTTAAAAAAATTTTGGTATGTTTAGAAAATGTATTTACATTTGTTAAGCTAATAACTTTCATTTTAGGATTAATACCAAGAGCCCCGGAACTACAGTCTGGGGTTTTTTTATTATATTATATATTATATATATTTGTATTATGAAAAAGTATGACATGGGTAAGTATGTGCTCCTGGCCGGAGAAGATGCTACCAAGATATTTGACTACTATGATGTAGAGGAGATGCACGGGTTGAACCGTAAAGATGCTCAGGCAGAAGAAGTAGATAAGACTGTAGGCAACGGGGTTTATATTTATGGATGGACTAACTATGACCCAGCAGATAAGAAGCTTACAACAAAGGCCCCACACAAACCATTCTTGTTTATTAACCTAGGTACATTTAAGAGGTACTCTATTACAGAGAAAGCTACCGCAGTTATGCATGAGACTATGCACATGAGTATCCTGTTAAACAACTGGAATATCAAGGATAAAGAAGAAGAGGCTATTGGTTTTGCTGAAGATGAAGCTAACAAGATTATTGAGAAGCTAGGGTTTGATAAGAAGGAGCAACCTAAGAAAGGGTTCTTCAAAAAATAATACATGGCATATATAGAACATAACTTCTTTCCTCTCAAGGTGTTTGTTAGGAATGAGTACATGTACCAACACCAAAAAGGTTTGGGTGAATTTACCCCGGGGGTGATAGTATCAGTTAGATGTATGCCGGGTCAAGCTGCATTGTTCCAGGTACTGTTAGAGAATGGTGTACTTAGAGATAAGTTACCTAGTCATGCGCTCTTGACTGAACCAAAACTTCCAGATCCAGATTTACCATTTCACTTTCTACAGATATGGAATTGCTTCTCATATAGATTTACTTTACTACATCTATCATATGTATATGATACTAAAGTAGAAGTGTATATGAAGGACCATAAGTTTCACCCGGGTAGTTACTATGCTACTATTAACTGGGGAGCTAATGATTTTAACACAGACCTGTCTCTAGCTGAAGATGCACTAGAACATAAAAGTCACCATATCATTTTGCTAGATAATGGACAGATAGCATTGCAACCAAACAACAGAATCAAATGGTCAGAGCCAAGCTTTGTTACTAAGCCTTTTCCAGAGAGACCGGATTATTTAGTAAATAAAGATTACTATAATTGTGAGGGATTTGACAAGTGGCATACAGAAGATTCTGAAAGAATGTTTTATGATACAGAATAATGTTGTATATTTGTACAGTTCATAACATAATTTTAATTGATTTAGCTGAAAGCCCTGGAAATTTTTTCTGGGGTTTTTAGTTTAAATTAAAATAGTTTATATATTTGTGTCACCAACAAACCATGAGAGCAATCACTCCTAATTATTTATTTACTAATGACTACCCAGCAAAAGCTGTTGTGGAAAAAGCTAACTGAAGAAGTTAGGGATCAGGGTATGGACAATCTCCGTGCCCGGGAGCTCTATGATAAACTAAGTAAATTATTAAATATGTCAGATAAAACATTGATATCTATTACAGAAAAAGAAAAAGGCCTAGAGGTTAGACTACATGAAGAAGCCTATGGTAATCTAGCTCTTATAGGTTTATTAGAAAAGATCAAGTTGAATATCTTAGATTCTCTTCCTGAAGATAAAGAACCAGAAACTAAAGTAACAACCAAGCAGAAGTATGACGCGTAAATTTTAAAACAAATAATATGAGTGAAGAAAAACCAACTTATGCAATGCCGGAAAATAGTCCGGAGATTATTGAACACAAGATTGTTCCTTTTGGACATCAGTTGATGGGATTAGATCCAGATAATCTAGATGACACTACAGTAACTAAAGTAAAGTTACTAGCAGCAGAAATGGCTGAGATCATGAAGAAAGATTATGAGAATGAAAGAGGGCCCTTAAAAAGCTTACTCTTTGATCATGCATTAGGAGAGATATTAAATGCATCTATGTCAGTAGTAAAAGTTTTAACACTAAAGAATAAGTAATGTCAACATTTAAAAAACTAAGAGGCCGGGCTATATTGCTTAATGTACCACAAAGAAAGAAGTCAGTTATTGAACTGTCTGCAAAAGATGAAGAAGCTATGATGCAGGAAGCAGCCAAGCTTTGGAGTAAACTTACTGTATATGCTATAGGAGATAAAGTAGAAGAAGTAGCTGTAGGTGATGAAGTATATGTTAGAACAGGAGCTCTAAACATGGAGACTGTAGAGAGAATAGAGATTGATGGTGAGATTAGACTTCTCCTTAATGAAGGTGATGTTGTTATAATCTGGTAGTTATGAGTAATGAAAAGAATAATACTCCGGTGTCTCCTTATCCCGGCATGGCAGATGGAGTTATTGGTAGAAATACTAGCACTGTTACTTCCACTTTTGGACCTGGAAAAGATCTTACTGATAGAATAGTAAAACTATCTCCGGGGCCTAGACCTGTATACTATGGCGGAGAGTCTAATCCTTATGAAGTATTTAAAGTATTAGAAGCATGGGGTCTAGATAGAGATTTCTATTTAGGTAACGTCATTAAATATGTAGTAAGAGCTGGTAAAAAGAATCCAGGAAAGTATAAAGAAGATCTAGAAAAAGCCATAGTATATCTCCAAAAGAGAATTGAAAGTTTGGATAAATAAATTTTATCTTTATATTTGTCAACATGAAATATATTCTTGTACTATTGTTGCTGGGTTTTATTTTGGTATTCTGGTTTGTTGCAAATGCTATGAATAAACCTATACTAAATAAGATGCATAACTATTATGAGGATGATAAGAATGGTAGACAATTTGCAAATATGCTTATCGGACTTATTATTATATTGGCATTTTTAATGGGATATATTGTTGCTTAACACCCTGTCATCCCCTTTTCCGCAATAGCTTGTTAACCTGTTAAGCAACTTAATCCTCAGTTTTTTAACTGGGGATTTTTTTATATCAAATATTTTTTGTATATTATAGTGTATATTTATAAAAACAATAATCATGGATATTCTTAATTTTATTTCATGGATCAGAGGTAGACGTCAAGTTACATCTGTAGATCCAGCTAAATCTTTATTACCAGTTGGACTTAAAGATGGTAGAAGGGATGATGAATACTTAGCAGGTGCTATATCAGTACAAGACTTTACAGCTCAAGTAGCTTCAGTAATTCCATCAGGTGCACAAGGACCGCAGGGTCCACAGGGTGTGCCCGGACCTGTTGGTCCA